CTACTTGGAAATGAACACCCCCCGCACAGTCGATTCCAACATCTTCCGATTGCACATGATCTGAACATCAGATACGGTGCGGGGCCATGAACGTCTTCTGGGTCATCGTCGGGGTCGCCTACCTCGGCCTCGTCACCGTCGCTGTCGGGCTCTCGACCTGGCACGCCTTCCGACCACGAGAGTCGAGCGCCGACCGCATCGCGGACCACATCCCCGACCCGCGCGACACCGAGATCACGTTCCTGCGCTCCCGGGTCGTCGAGCTCGAGACGATGCTCCACGGGGTGCAGCGCGACCAGATGTGGGGCATGGCCGACATGCTCAAGGTGTCGCTCACCGGGGGCAGCACCGGACTTCCCGAACCCGAACCGGGCGCGGCGATCACTGGCACTACCGACGACACCACCGACGACGACGAGCTCGAGCCGGACTGGTCCGACGACTTCGTCACCGACACCGCGGGACTGCCCTACGTCCCGCCTCCACCCCCGGGGTTCCCGACACCATGAAGACCTTCATCATGCTCACCCGCACTCGTCCCCAGAACCAGGACGCCGAGTGGTTCCAGATCATCCGACATCGGAATGTTGACGGCGAGGAGCCGATCAGTGAATACCTCGGCCACGACGGCGAGTGGCACGAGTTCAACGGCTACGACACCATCTTCTCCCCCTTCTGCGTCCTTGACGGCATCCAGCAGGCCAGGGCGCTCGGCACCGGGTTGCGGTCCGCGGGGTGGTCGATGAGCTGGGAAGTCCAAGGTGAGTGAGTTCGACGGCCGGCTCGACGAGTGGTTGCTGCGCGACAACCCGCAGGACCAGGACGACCACGACCCCGACGACGAGCCCGACTGGGAAGCGATCGCCGAGGCACGCGCGGAGGCCCGTCGTTCGTGACCGACCCCACCCCGTTCCCTGACCTGCCGCCGCCACCCGCGGACCCGGGGGAGTACCTCACGCACTTCACCGGCCACATCGGCGGGTTCCGATTCGACAAGGACGGCAACCTCCAGCTCATCCTCTCCGTCGCGGAGACCGACAAGTACCTGGCGATGCCGCTCTCGGACATCCGGGGCCGGACGTTCAACTGGACGGTTCACGCGCCGCGTGGTCGCCGGCCCTTGGTGCGACGCGGCACACTCGCGGTGTACGACGCCCAGACCCGCGTGAAGACCCGCAAGGCCGACCGCGCGTGGGCCCGGGCCAGACGCGACTACTTCGAGGGGAGTGAGGGGTGACGGTGCGAAGCCGATGTGCAGTGTGCGGGGAGCAGATCCGCCGCAGCCAACTCACCGGCAAGTGGACCCACATCGGGCCCTACCTGTCCTCGAAGCACCCGACCCACGACCCCGGCCCGAAGGTGATCGGCGGGCACTTCGACGTGGAGACAGGACCGTTCAATGACGACGCCTGACCCCACCGACCCCACCGACGCCCTCAGCCTCCTCCCGACCCTCCTCACCGAGTCGCCCGCTCTGCGCGCCAAGCTCGAGGAGCGGTTCTCCTCCCTCATCGACACCGTGTTCGACATGGTCGAGGAGACGTTGGAGATCGGGGCGCCGGCCGAACAGCAGGCCACCCTCAAGATGATCCTGCCGCTGATCGTGCGCGTGAAGAAGGAGAACGAGACCACCGGCGAGGACGTGGAGCAGGCCCGTGCGGAACTCCAGGCGACCCTCGCCGAGATGGGTCAGGGGTTGGGCGAGGTCGAGGCGGTCGGGGAGATCGAAGAACCAGAGGGCGTGTCGATCTGATGCTGTCGTTCTGGGATGAGATCAACTTCGCACTCAACGAGATGAAGGCCCGCATCGCCCGCGATCCTCGCAAGATCGAGTTCGGGTGGGAAGTGTGGGAAGAGGTCAAGAAGCTCAACGTCGACCGCGTCCCGGCCAAGACCTTCTCCGAGCACCTCACGACCCACGCAGCGCTCGGCACTCCCGTCTACGTCCTGTACTGCCTCGCGCCCGACATGATGATCGTGACTCCGAACGGGGTGTCGATCTGATGGCCGCGCCCACCGCCCACTTCATGGTCGACGACGTGTGGCCCGCGGTCGTCGAGTACATGGAGAAGCACCCGACCGGGGGCAGCTTGCACGTCACCCTCGGGGTCAGCAACATCCACGACGAGCACGTCGAGTTCTGTCTGCGATGGGCTGACCAGAACGACGACGCCGAAGGCGCGGCTCTCGCACTCTCACTTCTCCACCTGTCGCGCTCGCAGCGCGGCCGGCTCGTTCAGAGGTGGTGGTGTGGGGACTGACATCCGCCCGATGGTTCGCCGGCTCAAGATCGTCGACAAGAACATGCAGACCCGCACCCTCGGCTCGTGCATGACGCCGATGCAACACAAGATCCTCGACTCGACCCAAGCCGACCTCGACGCGCGCCGGCCTGTCCGCAAGCGTGTCCTCAAGGCCCGGCAGATGGGCTGCTCCACCATCACCGAGGGGATCATGTTCACCCTCGCGATGATCCTGTCGAACATGCGCGGCCTGGTGGTCTCCCATGAGCAGCGATCGTCCGAGCATCTCCTCGGCATGACGAAGACCTACTGGGACACGTTCTTCGCGAAGGCCGCGTACACCCCACGCCACGCCGCGGTGAACAAGCTCGGGTGGGCCGAGAACAAATCTCTCCTCACCGTCACCACCGCGAAGGCCGTGGCTAGTGCCCGTTCCCAGACCATCCACTTCCTCCACGGTTCCGAGGTCGCGTTCTGGCCGAAGCCCGAAGAACTCCTCACCGGCCTCAACCAGGCCATCCCCCAAGGCCCCCTCTCGTTCATCTTCCAGGAGTCGACCGCGAACGGTGTCGGCAACTACTGGCACCGCGCGTGCAACGCCGCGCGCCGCGGGGACGACGACTACGACTTCTTGTTCTTCGGCTGGTGGGAGCACCCCGACTACGCGGCCACCCGCATCAACCGCGCGGACCTGACCTCTGGACCCTTCGTCCTCATGGACGACGAGGAGAAAGTCCTCTACCGCTACCTGCGCCGCAAGGGTCTCGCGGACCCGGTCATCGAGGACAAGCTGCATTGGCGCCGGCTGTGCATCGTGAACGAATGCCTCGGCGACCTCGAGCGGTTCCACCAGGAGTACCCCACCACCCCCGAGGAAGCGTTCATCTCCACCGGGCGCAACGTGTTCCACATCGAGTGGCTCCGCAACGTCTACGAACCCCTGATCCCCGACACCGGCAAGCTCATCCCGACCCCGAACGGTGGGGTGCGTTTCATCGCCGACCCCGCAGGCACCCGCTCCCCCGGGCCCGTGTCGATCTACCGGCATCCCGGACCGCGCGACTTCACGTCCTATGTGGTGGGTGGTGACCCGTCGTGGGCGGCTACCGGGGACTTCGCGTGCGCGCAGGTCATCAACCGCCAGTCGTGGGAGCAGGTGGCGGTGTTCCGGGACAAGGTCGACGCCTCCACGTTCGGCGAGCAGATGGTGCTCCTCGGCCGCTACTACAACCACGCGCTCCTCGCCCCCGAAGCCACCAAGGCTGGTGGTGCGACGATCGGGACCATTCGGGCGCGCGGCTACGAGAACCTGTTCATCCACACGAAGACCGGCAACATCCGCGGCCAGCAGGACACCACCTACGGCTGGGTCACGAACGCGCAGACGAAGCCCGAAGCCATCAGCAACGTGCAGAAGGCGTTGTTCGACGCGTACCAGCCCCACAACCGCGAAGCCGGACTCGGCATGACGATCCGCGACCGCCAGACGTACGAGGAGATGAAGGAGTACACGGTCCTCGACAACGGCAACTTCGGCAACTCCGACGGTACCGACCACGACGACACCGTCATGGCCCTCGCGATCGCGATCACGGCCGTGCTCCACACCACCGGGGAACTCGACATCGCGTCCGGGCCCGGGATGCCGGCCGTGAACAAGATCCTCCCGAAGTCCCCGCAGGTGTCCGCGATGGAAGACCGCCTCGGGGAGTTGGGAGTCGCGGAGGGCGCCGTGATGGAACGCACCGCGTCGGGAGGGCTCGGGTTCCGCGAACCGGGCCCGTCACCGTGGCTGGACTTCGATGACGGCGGCGCCATGTTCGACAACAACATCCTCGAGGGAGACTGATCCATGCCCGTCTACGAGTACAAGTGCTCCGAGTGCGGCCACATCGAGCAACCGTTCTTCGCGATCGACGACCCGGAGAAGGACGAGTGGGACAACGGTGAGCGGTTCCACCTGCACCAGCACGACGACATGAGCCCGTACGCTGGGTCGGCCGGCGTGATGCGGCGCGTCTTCTCCTTCTCCTCGCCCGCGGACCCGATCGGTGACGGCTACTTCGACAACTCGGCCGGCAAGTGGATCACCAACCGTCGTCAGCTTGACGACCACAACAAGGCCCAGTCCGAAGCCCACACGGCCCGGACTGGCGTCGAGACGAACTTCGTGTCGCACGACATCCGCGACGCGGCCACCTGGCTGAAACCCGATCCGTCCGAGTAGCCGCGGTACCATCCCGGCATGGCTCTCGCCCCCGCGGATCGCGCGAAGTTCCTCGCTGACACCGAAGCTCTCGCGGACCGCAGCGCCCCCGCGGGCCAGGGCGACACCGGCAACCCTGCCCAGCCCACCATCCCCACGAACCGCGAGACCCCGCGCGTCAAGCTCGACCCGCACGTCTCGGCGGAGGACTACGAGAAGATCGGGAAGCTCCTCCAGCTCTTCTCCGAGGCCCGCTCGCATCGCCGGCCGATCGTGGCCCGGTGGCGCAAGTCGTACAAGATGCTGCGGAACCACTTCTGGGCTGACGGCCGCCCCGGGTGGATGCCGTCCCCGCAGATCCCCGAGATTTACCCGATCGTCGACGCGCTGGTGTCGTGGGAGTCCGACCAGTCTCCGCGCTACACGATCGCACCGAAGGCTCTCCCGCACACCGACTTCCAGCGGTTCTTCGAGTCGATGGCGAACGACCTCGAGATCGTCATGGACTCGGCGTTCGTGAACAACGCCGAAGAGCTGGAGTGGTCCAAGGCGAACTGGGACAAGTACGTCTACGGGACCGGCTTCGTGAAGACGACGTGGGACATGACCCTCGCTGGTGGTGCGGGTGACGCGACGACCCGACGCGTCGACCCGTTCACGTTCTACCCGGACCCTGCGGCAACCTCGATGACGGACGCGAACTACTTCGTCGAGGCCCGCCAGATGTCGATCCAAGAGTTGGACCGTCGCTGGCCGGGCACAGCGCGTCTGTTCCCCGAGGGCGGCATCGACCACGACCACGACACCGCGCCGAACCAGCTCGACAACGGCAGCCAGGGTGAGCCTCCGCGCGCGAACCCCGGCGCGATCTCCCCGGCGACCACCCCGCGCTACGGTCGTCCGGGCGGGGCCCGAAACCACGCGACCGACCCGACCACCCCGTCCGTGACCGTCCTCGAGTTCTGGCTGCGGGAGCATGAGTCCTACGACGCGGTGGACCGCCAGACCGGCGACAAGACCACCCGCGTCATCGACGAGTGGCGGGTCGTGATCGTCGCCGGCAACCGGATCATCATGGATGAGCCCGCGACGAACCTGTGGTCGCACGGCCAGCACCCCTACGACCGGGTAGTCCTCCGCGACACGGGCGAGTTCTGGGGCTTCTCGCTCGTCGAACTCCTCACCTCGGCGCAGGCGAACTACAACCGGATGCTCGCCGCGCTCCAGCACAACACCGAGCTGACCGGCAACCCGATCTACAAGGACACCGTCGAACGGCGCGGCGTGCAGATCACGAACCGGCCCGGTCAGCGCATCCCCGGCAACGCGCAGTCGAAGGACGCAGGCTGGCTCCAGCCTCCGCGCATCGGCCCCGAGATGAAGTCCCTCGTCGAGTTCTACCTGAACCGCATGGAGGCCATCGCCGGGCTCTCCGCCGTGATGAAGGGCAACTCGCCCGCGGGCCGCAACGCGCAGGGTGTCATCGACGCGATCCAAGAAGCCGGCTTCGTCCGCATCCGGTCCTCGCTCAAGTTCCTCGAGGCGGCGATGCGGAACGCCGGCCACAAGAAGGCCGACCTGATCTGCGAGAACTACACGCAGAAGCGGCTGATCGCGATCGCCGGCCCGGGCGGTGAGCGGACCTCTCTCGCTCTCAAGTCCCGCCACTTCCTGATCCCCACCGAGTCGGGCGCCACCCCCTTGAAGTACCAGCTCCTCGTCGACATCGGGTCGGGCCGTCACACGTCGCGCCAGATGCGAGAGGACCGCGCCGTGCAGCTCTACACGCTCGGTGCGATCGACCGGCAGGCTCTCCTCGAGGACGTGGAGTACCCGAACAACTCGGTCGTCGCGAAGCGCATGGACGACAAGGAAGCCCAGATGGCGGCGATGGGCGGCGACGTGGGACCGGGTAAGCGCGAACGCGCACGGGCCTAGTCCTACACTCGCGGCATGGAACGATTCGAGCACGTCCCCACCCCGCCGCAGGACGGCTCGCAGCCGACCGACTCGACCGTCCCGGTCCTCACCCATCGGGGCATCGGTGCCGGCGCGCTGTGGCCGAACTCCTCGCAGTCCACCGCGGAACTCCGCGGCTGCGAGGACGAGATGCCCGGCGACGACTGACCCACCGCCTACACTCATCCGCGTCGCCCCAACTTCCCAGGAGACACGCCATGCCCGACAAGATCACCGCCAAGACCGGCAACGCCCAGATCCAGAAGACGGGGCACACGTCCGGCAACCAGTACGGCCAGAACCCGTTCGCGAAGAACACCAAGCGCCAGGCCCCCCGTCCCCAGGGACGCTGAGCCGACCAAGTTCCCTCTTCTCCGGTGTGGGGTAAGAGGCCAACCAGGAGACCGGATCAACGATCGTCCCGACCAGCGGTCCTCTCCGACAGAACGTCCCCTTGCTACGGTGAGGGGACGTTCCGCGTCCCGGCCCCCCGCCCACCCACCAGGAGTCCACGATGGCGTCCGGCAAGTACAACACGATGGCCGAAGGTCTCCAGAAGATCGCGCAGGACATCACCCTCCTGTTCGCGACGCCCGACGCGGACCTCGAGTGGCTCGCCGAGTTCCAGTCGATGGCGCTCCAGAAGATGCGCCAGCCGTTCGACGCGGTCGCGCAGCAGCAGGGTCAGCCGCCCACCGGTCCCGGTGCGGGCCAGATGCCCCCGGAGATCGCGGCGATGATGGGCGGTCAGGGCCCGGCGCAGGGTGTGATGCCGGCGCCTGCCCCTGGTGGGATGCCGGGCGGTCCGATGCCGGGCCCGGGCGCGCCGAACCCGGACGAACTCCGCCGCCTCATGGACGCGGGGCTCTAAGCTCCCGTCCCATCAGGTGACAACCCGAACAGGATGGTGACTCCATGTCGATGACCCCGATCACGCCCGGGCAGTACAACCCGGACCCGACCGAGCCCGACCTCGGTGATCTCGACGCTGCGTTCACGCGCGTCTTCAACACCCCACCCGACGACGCCCCGACCGTGGATCTCGCGGCCGGCGAGTCGATCGTCGATGACAGTTCCACGCGCGAGGAAGGTGGGGGGGAGGGCGGCGTGTCACCCGTCGCCACCCCCCCTGCCACACCCCCCGTCTCGGGTGAGCAGCCCGACGGCGGTGGCGCGACCGACCTGACCCTTCCCCCGCTCGACACCCCGCAGACCGACGGCGTGGTGATCGTGGACGACTCCCAGGCCCCTCCTGCGGACCCGGTCGACACGCCCCCCGCGCCTCCCGCGCCTCCCTCTGACGACGTGGACATGACGCGTCTGCTCGAGAACTACCTCGGCCGCAAGCCGACCGTCGCCGAAGCGCGCGACCTCCTCGGCCTGATCGACGATCTCGCGTCGGGTCGTGCGGTCGTTACCTCTCCGCAGGCGATGGCCCCCACCCCTCCCGCGGTCCAGCAGCCCCTCCCCGCGCAGCCCGCGGCCCAGACCCCTCCCGCCCCGCAGTTCGACGAGTGGGGGATGCCGATCGAGCCCAGCCCCGCGCCCGCGCTCCCGCCCGAGGTCGCGCAGGAACTCGAGGACATGAAGCGGTGGCGGCAGGAGCAGGAGCTTGCCCAGCAGCAGCAGTGGCAGCAGTGGGTCGCGTCGGAGCAGGCCGCGGCCGCGCAGGAGTTCACGTCCGCGGCTCCGATCCCGATGTCGAACGAGGACCTCATCGCCCTCGAGATCAAGGCGTCGAAGTCGGGGGTGTTCGCGCTCGAGTACCAGCGCACCCAGAACCCGCGCGCCGCGTGGAAGGCCGCGCTGGAGCAGACCCTCTACGCCGACCCCGCGTTCCGCGACCGCGTCATCGAAGCGCAGGTCCAGGCCCAGAAGGTCGACAACACCGTCGCCGAGAACCGGACCCGTCTCGCGGCTTCGGTGTCCGCGGGTGGCGGCACGGCACCGGGCGCGATCCCGACGCCGATCCCTTCCGCTCCGACGAACATGGGCGACGCGAAGGCCGCGGCCACCCGTGACCTCACGCAGATCTGGGAGCAGTCCTAGCCACCATCGAACACCAATCCACCTTCGCGACGCGTAGGTGGCTCTACACTCGCGTCTCGTAGCCGGTGACAGGCTACGCAGTGCAGAGCAAGGCGCAGTACCGGGGAGGGTGACAGTCCCCACGCAACACCAACACCCATCACCCTCACCCGGAGGCAACACATGCCCACGCTGATCGGCACCAACGCCGTCACCAGCCTGAGCCGCCGTCACATCCTGCCCGTCATCGTGGATCAGGTGTATGGGACGAACGCTCTGTACTGGCGGCTGAACCAGGCCAACAAGAAGTACATCTCGGGCGGCACGCAGGTCGAGGTGCCGTTCATGTACTCGGAGTTCACGAACGGCGGCCCGTACCAGGGCTACGACGTGCTCGACGTGGCTCCGAACGACACCGTCAAGAACGGCGGCTGGGACATCAAGCAGCACTACGTCCCGGTCACGGTCGACGGTCTCACCCTCGCGAAGTGCAACACGCCCGACGCGGTCGTGAACCTGCTCACCGTCCTGTGGGAGCAGGCCCGGATGCAGATGGCCGACAACCTCGGCGTCGGCCTCTACTCCGACGGCTCGAACGCCAAGGAGATCGACGGCCTCAAGGGCGCGGTCGACGCCGGTTCGGTCACCACCAGCTACGCCGGCCTCACCCGGTCGAGCAACACCTGGATCAACTCCCAGGTCGACTCCTCGACCGCCACCCTCACGCTGCTCTCGATCCGCAACCTGATCTCGAGCTGCACCAAGGGCGGCCACACCCCGACGATCCTGCTCTCCCGCAAGGAGCAGTACAACCGGGTGTGGGCCCTGCTCCAGCCGGTCCAGCGGTTCATCACGACCGACGAGACGATGACCAACGCCGGCTTCCAGAACATCTCCGTCGACAACATCCCGTGGGTGCTCGACGACAAGGTGTTCGACGGCCCGAACTCCAGCAACTCGGCCATCCTGGCGCTCAACGAGGACGTGATCCAGCTCGCCACGTTCTCGAACACCGACTTCTTCATGGAGGACTTCCAGAAGCCGGTGAACCAGGACGCCATGGTCGGCAAGCTGCTGTGGTACGGCAACCTGATGATCCTCAACCCGTCCACCTGCGGCAAGATGACCAACGTCTCCGGCTGAGCCCGGACGCCCCTACTCCTCATCCTGAGAGAAAGGACACGAAATGGGTACTCCCACCATCGTGAACCCCAACGGAGCGTTCGGCTACACGGACCTCCAGACCGGCCTCGGCTCGCTCCAGCTCGAGTTCAAGGCCAACGCCGCGATCACCGCCAAGCGGGTCGTGTCGATCACCACCGCCGGCAAGGTCGCCATCTCGGCGACCAACGGCACCGCCAGCCTCACCGTCGGCATCGCCCGTCAGGCCATCGCCTCCGGTGACACCGGCAACGTCATCGTGTTCGGCATCGCCGAGGACGTGCCTTGCGACGGTGCCGTGGCTGCGGGTGACCGCCTCAAGCCGTCGGTCACCACGTCCGGTTCGGTGCAGGCCACCGCCACCCCGGCTGCCGGCGAGGTCATCGGCGTCGCCATCAACGCCTCGTCCAGCAACACCGTGGACGTGTGGGTCTGCAAGTCCCTCGCGACCTCCTGACCCCAGGCGGATCCCAGCTTCACCACAAGCGGTCAGTGCCTCGGTTCCAGCAGCCGGGGCACTGTCGCGTCTAGCCTCAACATCCATGACCGAGCTGACCGCCACCCGCCGACCGACCGTCACCATCGCCACGATCACCGCAGGATCGTGCCGCATGGAGTACACGGTGTCGCTCATCCAGTCGCAGGGGGCGTGGACGACGTTCATCCCTGTCTCCAGCGGCCCGTACCTCGACATGGGGCGGAACGAGTGCGTGAAGAAGTTCTACGCGCAGCCCGACACCTCCGACGTTCTCCTGTTCGTCGACACCGACATCGCGTTCACCGCCGAGGACATCAACGCGGTCGTCGATGCGATGGTCGAGGTCCACGACGAGACCGGGGTGTGGCCCGTGGTCGGTGGGCTCTACATGGGTGTGGTGGCCGGTGGCAAGCACCGCAACCTCATCGCGTACGAGCTGCGCCACGACGACGACAACGTGAACCGCTTCTACCCGATCACCCTCGACGAGCTCGAGGCCCATGACGCCGAGCACCCCGACTCGCTGTTCGAGGTCGGCGCGATCGGGACCGGCTTCATGGCGATCCACCGATCGACCCTCGACGAGTTCACCGAGCACTTCCACGAGCCGCAGGCGTGGTTCTACGAGGGGGTCATCGACGGCGAATGGTTCGGTGAAGACCTCATCTTCTGCCTGCGCGCGAAGTCGCTCGGTCACCCCGTCCTCGCGCACCCGCGCGTACGCTTGACCCACTACAAGGAGATCGGCCTCGCGTTCGATCCCTTGCCAACCCTGGAGGAAGCATGACCCCGATCGTGAAGTGGCTCGGCCCGTGGGCCAAGACCGTCACCGCCCTCGCCGTAGGACTGCTCGGCTGGGCATCCATCGTGATCTCGTCGGACGCCAGCGCCGTCACCGCGAACGAGTGGGTGACCCTGGGCACGGTGCTCGCGACCGCTCTCGGCGTCTACGCCATCCCGAACACCACCCCTGACTCCTGATCCACCCACAACCCACAAGGTGACATCACATGGCTGATACCGCCACCTCCACGCCCGGGATCAAGCGTCTGAACCCGGGCATCATGTCCGAGCAGATCGCGGTCCGGGTCCGCAACGTCGGCGATTCGAAGCTGCGGCTCGAGTACGCGAACCAGCGTTGGGAGATCGAGCCCGACCAGGACGCGGTCGCGCCGTACCTCGCCGCGTGCTACTGGTTCGGCGACCCGCGCGCGATCAACGTCGGCAACCCGGCGAACCGTTCGACCCAGTACCGCGACCGCGAGATCGAGCGGCTGTCGGTGCTGTACGGCGTGTACTCGGAGGCGTTCGCGGTCGACGAGGACGGCGTGTCGACGATCGAGCAGAAGGTCGACGACTACCGCGTCCTCCACGCCCGCCCCTACGTCAACCGGCGTCACCCGAACCTGCCGCGCGTCGAGGTGTTCGACCTCACCACGAACGAGCAGATCCTCACCGTGATCGACGACCCGGCCGGCGACAACAACGCGCCGCACACCAACGCCCCCGTCGAAGCTTCGGCTCTCGCCGCGCAGATCGCGGCGCAGCAGGCGCAGATCAACGAGATGGCCCGGGCCCTCGCGACGATGGACCCCGACAAGGCCCGTGAGGTTCTCGCCCATTCCCCGGACCCCGCGAACCTCGACATCATCAACACCGAGGCGATCGCGGCGGGGCTCGAGGACGGCGCCACCGACATCGAAGAGCCCGAGCCGACCGAGCGCGCGTCGACCGACGACGGCAACACGACCCGGCGCCGCAAGCCGACGACCGGGACGACTTCCACCGCTTAGCCAGCCCGGCGAACTACCCTCGGCCGCGTGGCCCCGAACCAGAACCCCCCGTCGATCCTGGTCGACATCCGCCACTGGACCGATGAACTGGCGACCCACCTTCGTGAGAGGGCGGTCGCCAGTTCCGCGTACCGGCGCGAATGGTCACGGGTCTGGGGCGGGCTGGTGCGCGAAGGGCGTTCAGCTACCGAGGCATCGAAGTGGGCGGATGCGGGTACGGTCGTCCTCAAGTCCGAACTGGAGAAGCTCGACGCCGACATCGCGGTGACCCAGGCCGAACTCGCCTATCACCGTGATGCCCTGGCAGTAGGTCTTTCGACCCACCATGGTGACTCTCCGGTACACCACCGTCACGCGGAGGGAACCTAGGATGGCTGTCCATGAGCACGGAGCGGCGGAGCAAGGGCAGCGCGCGAGGACGGGTGGCGTGAGTGAAGCTGCGCCTGTCCCGCGACGCCCGGGAGGCCCTGATCTTCATCGGGGGCATGGCCGGGATCACCTACATGATGGTCCTTGGTCCGATTCACCCGGAGCTGATCCCGGTGTTCGCCGGGATGATCCTCTACAAGCCCGCCGCGGTGGTCGACCGCAAGACCCGTCCAGTGCGACGGTCTTCTACCTCCCCGGACACGGAGAGCTTCGACCCATCCGATCCCGCAATCGAACCGGAGGACGCATGAGCACCGTTCTCGAGGCGATGGGCGCGTGGCGTGCACGCGCGACCCTGTTCGCCGCGACAGGTGTCGCCATGGTGGTCATCGCCATCATCCAGCGCGCCCACTGACACCCACTAGCCTTCCTCCATGCCTGACGCGCAGTGGAAGACGATCTCGGACTTCTCGCCGGGCATCCGATCGAACCTGTCAGGGAACCACCCTCCGGGTACGGCGTCGCCTGACGGGACGTTCGGCTGCTACGCGATCCCCGGCAACTCGCTCGGGCCTCTGCCGCGCGTCGTCGAGATCGAACCCCCCACGACCTACTTCCAGGCCGGCGTGTCGACGGACCTGCCGGACATCCTCGACATCGAGACCACCGAGTTCCGCATCTCCGGGCTCCACGCGCGCGGCCCCGTGTTCTACGGCCCGAACCAGTCCAGCGGCACGGCGCGCAACAACTCCGAGATCCTGGTGGCGCTCGAGTACGCGACCGATGACGCGACCTCCCCGACCGACACCCGGTGGCGCCACATGCTGCTGCGGTACCGGCTGAACTGGGCGTCGCCGCGCTGGGACTACTTGAACTCCGAGTTCCGTGACCTCAACGAGGACTCGTCCTTCGTGTCGAACCCGGTCCGGGTGTCGATGGTGAACATCCGGTCGAACTCCGCGGACCCGAACACGGTCGGCCCGGTGGTGACCGCGGTCGCCGCAGGGCAGGGTTCGGTGTACTGCACCCCCAGCGACACCGCCACGACCACTGACTCGGTCGCGTACCTGCCGGGCGACTACGACAACGATCCGGCGTTCGCGGGTCTGCTCGGCGTTTCGACTCTCGCCGGCCACCAGGGTCGTCTCGTCGAGTTCCCCGTCACGCCCCTCGGTGTGAACTCCCTGGCTCTGTGGGCGTCGGCCGAGCAGTTCTTCTGGACGACCGTGAACGACGTGACCACGATCTCGCCGAACATCTCCGGTCCGTTCTCCTTCGCGGCGTCCTACACCGACCCGGTCGGGTATCAGGTGATCGGGTCGCTCACAGCCGACGAGCTGTTCCTCGTCAAGACGATCGGTGGGGCCGTCGTGGTTCGGGGGGACCTCGACGACCCCACCATCATCAACTACCCGTACGTCCGCTCGACCGGGTTCTCCCTCAACAACGGGGCCCCGACCCCCTCGGGCTACGTGTACCCGGTCGACGGTGGCGGGGCGTGGCTGTGGACGGGCGGTCAGGTCGCGAACCCGATCGCGTTGAACCTCGACGACGACTTCTGGAAGGTCCCGCTCGTCGACTCGAACGGCGACCCGGTGAACTGGGACCTGTACCCCACCCAGTGCTCCGCGTGGGGCGAGTACATCATGCTCCCGAACAACTGGATGTTCGACCCGACCATCAGCCAGGAAGGCGCGTGGTGGCGGCTGTACGACCCCGACGACCTCGTGATCCACAAGTGGTACCAGGACTGGCGGGGCGTGCAGCTCTACGGCACCCCGTCCGGGTTCCGCACCGCGGGCGACCCGTGCGTGCTGATCTTCGACAAGACCGGCGTCGGCACCCCCCGCTTCTCATGGGTGTCGCATCCGATCTCGGAGTCGCTGAACCGTGAGATCGGCCTCGAGGAAGTCGTGATCGTCGCGTCGGGTCTCGGCTCCGTCACCGTCACCGCGACCACCGCGGAGGACACGACCGGTTCGACCGCGGTGTTCCCGATCGACGGCACCCTCGCCCAGCCGCAGTTCATCCGCCAGCGTGTCCCGACCCGCGGCACGCAGCTCACGTTCAGCATCGTGTCGGAAGCCACCGACCCGGATGACCCCGCGCCTACCATCCACGAGATCCGCTACCTTCCCACCCAGCCGGCGAACCAGATCGTGAACACCTAGGAGCGACAGTGCCGATCGTGCCCACCACCACCCCGCCCGTCGAGGCGATCCAGTGGATCGTCGAGTGGAAGGTCGAGAAGTTCAACGTCCTCGACCGGACCCACGGCATCGTCGACCCCTACGAGGTCATCGAAGGCAACGGCAACCTGCTCATGTACGGCGGTGCCAGTGCGTTGTGGCAGCGGCTCATCGGCACGGGCATCACCGCGTTCGACAACACCAACGCCTACATCGGTGTCGGCGACTCCTCGACCGCCGCGGCCGCCACCCAGACCGACCTCCAGGCCGCGACGAACAAGTTCCGTGAGCCGATGGACTCGACGTACCCGCAGCACACCGACGGCACCTCGAGCGGCAACGCGTCGATCGTCTACAAGGCGACGTTCGAGACCGGCGACGCGAACTTCGCGTGGAACGAGTGGGGCATCTTCAACGCGTCCTCGTCGGGTCGGATGCTGAACCGCAAGGTCACCTCGCTCGGCACGAAGACCAGTTCCGACGAGTGGATCTTCACCGTCACGATCACCATGGCCTAGGGCCGGTAGCTCATGTCGTGGAACAGTCTCGTCGCGGCGCTCGGGGGAGACCTCGAGTTGTGGCTCAAGTTCGAGGACTCCACGACGGGTGGAACCGGCACCGACTCGTCCGGTAACGGGCACAGCGTCGTCTACCCGAACGGCACCTACGCGCCGGGTGGCTACATCTACCCGAAGCGTGGCGAGGCGGCTCTCGTCTCGGGGACCACCGATTCGATCCTGACGGGTGGTGGCGGCAACGCCGAGTGCCACGTCGCGTCGCCGTTCTGCGCGAACTTCCTCACGGCCGGGTCATGGACGTTCGGTGGTGCGATCAAGACCTCTTCGACCACGGCTGCTACCCAGCAGTGGGGGTCCGACGGGAACAAGGCCGGCACCTCGCTCAACTACGACTTCGTGAACGCCTCGAACTCGTCGGGTGCGATCTCGCTGTTCTTCGACAGCACCGAAACGAACGCGAACGGCCTGACCGTCACCAGCACCGGGTTCAACGATGGCAACGTCCACCTCTTGCTGTTCGAGTACGACGCAACCGGTGACACGCTCTCGATCTGGCTGGACGGCACCGAGATCGGCACACGTTCCCGGGCTGGCACGAAGCCCACGTCGGGCAACCTGTCGGGCAACAACTTCCAGGTCGCCCCCGTCGCTGGCTTCTCCGGGCTCCGCATCGACGAGTTCATCGCCGTGTCGAGGGTCCTCACCGGCACCGAACATTCCGACCTGTGGGCTGCGGTAACGAGCAGTGCAGTCGCCAAGTCCGACACCGACACCTTCACTCTCTCCGAGTCCGAAGCCCTCACGACCCTCACGGCGAAGGCCGACACCGACTCTCTGACCTTCACCGAAGGCGCCGAGTCGATCTCTGGCCTGATCTCGAAGGCCGACACCGACAGCTTCACTTTCACCGACACTGCCGCCCTGACCTACCGCACAAGCCTCGTCGCCACCGACCTGTTCCGCGCGACCGACCGTGACTTCCTGAACTACTCCCCGACCCCGCCTCTCAACGTGAAGTTCTCCGGGCATCGCGTCTACGCGCAGCTCGCGGACGCCGACAACCTCCCCGCGGTCCCGTCACCGTCGCGGACGTTCCGCATGCCGACCACGACCGAAGACCTCGACCTGTACCTCCTCGACGAGAACCTGACGATCATCGACCCGGCCGACCTCACCATGACCTTCGATGTCGGCACGCCCGGTGTCCGCGTCGAAGGTGTCGACGGCGACATCACCGCGGAGCCTTCCGGTTCAGGTGATCCTCTCGTCTGGATCACGGTCCCTGGTGGCCTGCTCCCCGGCGTCTACTCGTGTCGTCTCACGGTGAACACCGGCACCGTCGAAGATCCGGTCTACCGTTCGTACCCGACCGAGCCGATCACGCTGATCGTGGAGGACTGACATGACGTGCCCGAAGCTCAAGATCCCGTGGCCGCGCTGGGCGATCGGCGACAAGCCCAACGCCGAGCAGGAACACGAGAACTACCTCGCGCTCGAGCGGTGGGCGTCGGGGATCCTCAAGTGCATCCCCGCGCCGGGCTCGTCGCGCATCTACTGCACGAACGAAGTGGTCGGCCTGACCTTCAACTCGGGCAACTCCTACGAGGACTCTGGGGACGGCGCGGGCATCACCTTCACCCTCACCGAACGATCGACCTTCGCGGTGCATCTCTCGGTCAACGCCGAAGGGGCATCCGCCGCGCAGTTCTACCTGGACGCCACGATCCGTCTCGGGAGCGCGTACTCGCAGACGGCCTCAGCGAACTCGACGCAACGGTTCGCGTCGGCGTCCACCCACCTGTCCGAATCGGTGAACGTTGCCGGCACCCGTGACGCCGGCACCTACACGGTGTACCCGTCGCTGTTCGGTGAGACCTCGGCATCGACGATGGATGTCTCAGCGACCTGCACCCTCACTGTCATCATCGGATCGGACACCGCGGACGACTGCTTCATGTCCCCGAGTTGAGCAGGTTCCCCGGTCTAGACTTCCACTCATGGCAGCCAAGAAGACCACCCCTGTCGACACCAAGACCATCCTCGTCGCCCGGAGCTTCGACCGGCGCGCCGACGCCCACACCTACACCGAGGTCCCCGACGACTACGAGCCCGCCGAGGGTGAGGTCGTCATCGAGATCCAGGTGCCGGTCGACGAGACCGTGGAGGACTGATGGCGACGATCTCCGACACCACGTCGATCCACGCGACCCTCTCGACCACGACGGTCGACATCGCGAACCTCACGCAGTTCTGGGGCGCGATCGAGGTCACGAACCGCGACCCGATCAACACCCTGTGGCTGCGCTTCGATGGCACCGACCCGGTCGCCGAAGCCGAAGGCACCTATGTCGTGCCTCCGTCGACCTCGAAGACCTTCGTCGAGTCGTACAACCCGGCTGGCGTCCCCGGCTCCACGACCCTCGCCACGATGTGCCATCCGGTGAAGGTGCTCGGCAACGGCGGGGCGTACAGCGTCGAGGGCGTCAACCCCTGATGCCGGTCCGTACCCGCACCGGGGCTCGTACGTTCCCGAACGGGTACTACGAAGCCCGCGGGGAGTCCCGCTCCACTCCTCTTGGCGGTGGGCTCACGCTTCCCACCATCGCGTCCACGATCACGTCGGACTCGTTCACGGGAGGCGACATCGCGAACCTCGAGGGCCGTAACACCGACGTGGCTCTCGGCGGTTCCGCGAAGACGTGGCTGTCCCTCAACGCCGGGTCAGGCGTCGGGATCGTCTCGGGACGCATGGCCCGCACCTCCGGGGCTTCGCAGCAGCGTCTCGGCTTCGACGCCGGTTCCGGTGACATCCTGGTCCGCTGCAAGGTGTACGAGAACGCCGGAGTGTTCGGCGCTCCGATCATCCAGATCCGACGGGCCGACATCGCGACGACCGCGACCGATCACTATAAGATCGAGATCAACACGGCCGGCATCCTGTTGCTTCGCAAGAACTCCGGTGGGACCAACACCACCCTCTACACGTTCCCGACGGCGGTGACTGGCGGCACGCAGATCGGCATCTTCGCGAAGGGCACCACGGTCGGGCTGATGGTCGCTGGCCGGGTTGTCTACACCACCATCGACTCTTCGGTCGCGTCGTCGCGTACGTTCTTCGCGATTCAGGTGCAGACCCAGGCTGTCCTCGTGGACGACCTCATCGTCTCTCAGCTCTGATCCCGGGAGCTTGCCGTGGACATCTCCGTCGTCGAAGGTGACACCGTCCCGATCACGTTCACCATCACCGACGTGGCCGGCCCCGTGTTCAGCCTCGGCGACACCGTCATCTTCGAGGTCGACCTGCCCACCGGCACCGTGAGCTCCACCGGCACGATCGACTCGCCGCTCGGTGTCGGCACGATCACCCCATCCGCGGCTCAGACCGCGCGCCCCGGCGTGTACCCGGCGCGTGTCACCGTCGCGTCCCTCGGCTACCCCTCCACCCGGCACCTCAAGTTCTCGGTGCTCGGGCACACGCGTGGCGCCACGATCACTCCGGCTCCGACCCTTTCCATCCTCGACCGCTCCGGGGCACCTATCCTTGACCGCAGCGGTAACGAAATCCTCGCGAGGGCAGCCTGATGGGTACATACGGAGACACCGGGGACTACCCCGACGCCGGCACACTCACCGGCACCGAGACCCTGCTTGTCGATGACGGCGCCGACACGCTGTCCACCACCACCGCGGATGTCGCTGGGCTCACCGACGTGGCCGGCCCGATCGCCACCCACTCCGCGGACACCACCAGCGTTCACGGCATCGCGGACACCTCTGCCCTCCTCGACAGCGCCGACATCGGCGTGACGGTGCAGGGGTACAGCGCGGTCCTCGCTGGCACCACCGCGTCGTTCACCACCGCGGACGAGACCAAGCTCGACGGCATCGAAGCAGGCGCCACCGCCGACCAGACCGCAGCCGAGATCCTGGCGAAGCTGCTCACGGTCGATGGCGCAGGGTCCGGGCTCGACGCCGATCTTCTCGACGGCCAGTCGTCCGCAGCGTTCGAGGTTGCTGGAGCGGCAGCAGCGGCACAGGCCGCGTCGCAGCCGTTGGACTCGGACCTCACCGCGATCGCCGCTCTGACGACGACCTCGTTCGGTCGTTCGTTGCTCGAGGCTGCGAACGCTGCGGCGCTCCGTACCACCCTCGGGCTCGGCGGCGCCGCGACTCTCAACGTCGGCACCACGGCTGGCACCGTCGCCGCTGGTGACGACTCACGCTTCTCGTCGGGCGGAACATCCATCGGCCTCGCGACCGCTCTCGGGCTTCGCGTCTTTACCCCCTAGCTAGGAGCATCTGATGCCCGCGAACACCGCCCCGATCTTCGGCGTGACTCCCGACATCTCAGGCGTCCAGATGACGGCGGTCAACACCCGCTCCGACGGCAACGGCACGATCGGCACCGACATCTGGAAGGCGTTCACCGCTGGCGCCAACGGCTCTTGGATCTCCAAGGTCCGCATCGTCAACACCGCGACCTCTGCGGCGACGGCGACCGCTGCAACGACGGTCCGCATCTTCATCTCGTCGCAGACCACCGGCTCGACCACCGGGGCCAACACGTTCTGCATCGGTGAGATCGCGATGCCGGCGATCACCGCAGCCGCGACCACCTCCGCGACGGTCGGCCAGGAACTCCCCTGCAACTTCGCCCTCCCCGCCTCGTGGACGATCCTCGTCACCTACCACGTTGCCCTCAACGCCAACACCGGCCTCACTGCGATCGTGTTCGGGACCGACTACTGATGCAAGACAGCTTCGGGCTCCCGTCGAACACCGACCAGCACGTCACCCGGTTCCTCGGGTCGGCGAACAACACCTGGGCGAAGTGGGAGAAGCCGATCGGCGCCCGCTTCGTCTACATCATGGTCGTCGGCGCGGGTGCCGGTGGTGGTGGCGGTTCGACCAACGCTGCGGGCACCGTCCGGGGTGGCGGCGGCGGTGGCGGTGGTGGCGCAAACGCGAAGCTCCTCATCCCCGCCGCTCTGCTCCCCGACGTGTTGTGGGTCCAGACCGGCAAGGGCGGCGCGGGTGGTGCTGCGGGCGCCACGGGTTCGACGGGCGGCGCGGGTGGTCGTTCCTATGTCTCGCTGATCCCCGCGACCACCGCGGCCACTGCTCTACTCATCTCCGGTGCCGCTGATGCTGGTGGCGGTGTCGGTGGTTCGACCGCTGCGGGTACGGCTGGCGCGGCGTCCACGATCCCCACCCAGACGACCGTGAACTTCTCGTACCTCGGCACCTGGGTCGGGCAGGTCGGCACTGCCGGCGCCGCGGCTGGTGCGGTGGGTGGTGCGGCCGGTGTCGCTGTGTCCCCCGGCGCTCCGACGTTCTCCGGTGGCGCGGGTGGCGGAACCACCCCGGCAGCGAACACGAACTTCGCGGGTGGCGCGGTCAACTCGTTCGGCGTGCTCCCCTCCACCGTCCTTGGCGGCACGTCCGGCACGGGTGTCGCGGGCGGCAACGGCTACGGCCTCATCACTCCCCTCTGCGGGCTCGGCGGGGCGGGTGGCGGCACGAACGGCGCCGCTGGCACCGCGGGTGCTGGCGGTGACGGCTGGTACGGCTGCGGTGGTGGCGGTGGTGGTGGTGGTGTCACGGGCGGTCGTGGCGGCAACGGCGGCGACGGCATCGTCATCATCGTGGCGATCTGACAGGGGTACGATCTGCCCATGAAGACCGTCGGCGACATCATGCTCGAAGCGTCCATCCGCCTCGACGACGAGGGCATGGTTCGGTTCTCCGCCGCGAACCTCCGCACCTGGATCGAAGAGGGCACGAAGGAGATCGCGCGCCGCACCGAATGCCTGCGTGACGACACCACCATCGCGGTCAGCGCGAACACGGCAGCGGTCACCGGCCCGACGGACATGGTGCGGATCGCGCAGGCCCAGTTCGAACCGACGGGCTCCAGCCTCATCTACCCGCTCGAGTACCGCGACCGCCGTTCGATGGACCCGCTGTGGGGCACCCACCAGGGCATCTCCACCTCGGCGTACCCCGAGTTCTACACGACCTGGGACACCCCCCCGACCCTCACGATCCGCCTCGCCCCGATCCCGTCCGCGGCGGGGAACCTCCGGGTCTTCTACTACCGACTTCCCGCGTCGATCTCCACCAACGGCTCCGACGACTCCGACACGCTCGACGTGCCAGCCGGGTGGGAAGACCTTGTCACCGACTACGTCGAGGCCCGCGCCTACCGCAAGGACCGGCGCGCCGAGGACTACCAGCTCGCCATGCAGTCGTTCCAAGAGAAGCTGATCGCGCTCGCCGAGACCTCGGTGCGGTACATGGACGGCGGCGGCACGATCGACTACTACCCGGGCAACATGGGTGCGTACCCGGGGGACTGGTAGTCCGTTCCTGACCCCTGCCCAAGCCCTACACTCCGGGCATGGCTCTCGGGTTCACTCGCCCCCCCAGCTTCGGGTCGAACGTCAACCCTTCGACCGGCGCGTCCACGAGCTACACGCCGTCGCCGGGAAGCACGTTCACCACCCAGAATGTCCCGAC